CTGTACCAGCAGTTGTTGCGCTTGGTGCGCTTGACGACCAGCTTAATCCACCTGAACCATTTGTAGTTAATACATATCCACTAGTTCCACCAGTGATATGAATGTTAGCAACAGCACCCAATGATACGTTAGATGTAGTTGATAGATTTACATTACCTGAACTTGTGAAGTTAGTTACTGTTAGTGTATTGGTACTATTGTTAAATGTAAACGCAGCAGAGTTACCTAAGTTACCAGCATCATTATAGTATACTTGTGTGTTAGATGCACTATCAGCGATTACACCATATGTTGTTACTTCAATCTTAGAACCATTAGCAGGAGGTGATGAGAATATAATGTCAGCACCTGATAAACTAAATGCACCTGATTGTTGTACTAAACCATCGATAGTTACTTGAACTGCGGCTGTACCTGATGGGGTTCTAGATAATGTGAATGTGTCTTGTACTCCATTACCGTTATAATCGTCTTTGGCTGCGCTAACTAATCCTGATCCACTAGTTCCACTACCAGCTTGCCAAGATAGACCACCGGAGCCGTTTGTTGTTAATACATATCCTGCACTTCCACCAGTGATTGTAACGTTACCTATAGGACCTAAGTTAGTTGTTCCACTAACTGTTACACTTGTTAGTGTGCCTAGACTTGTTATATTTGGTTGAGCAGGTGTTGTTAGTACGCCAGTAAAATAGTTTGCAGTCATTGAGTTAGCACCGGATATAGATCCTGTGCTTTGTACTGTAAGACCACTTACTGTACCAACTGATGTAATATTTGGTTGTGCCCCGGTGTAGACTGTACCTGCAATTAATGCGTTACCTACTTGCCCTGTTACATTTCCACCTGCAATACTAGTCAATAGTGAACCATTTCCACTGAAATAGTTTGCTGTTGCCAAATTACCTAAGTTTGCATTCCCCGCACCAGTTAGATTGATTCCAGACAATGTACCTAAACTTGTAATATTAGGTTGAGCATTAGTGTAGACTGTACCTGCAATCAATGCGTTTGCAACTTGCCCGGATACATTGCCGCCAGTGATGTATGTAATACCTGCACCATTTGCAACAATATTGTCAACGGTTAATGTATTGCTTGTATTATTAAATGTGAAGTTTGCACTTCCTGCAAGTGCGCTATTATTATTAAACTGAACCTGAGTATTTGAACCGGCAGCGCCAGAAGTAGTTGGATCTATCCAACTTAGATTACCTGCACCATCGGTTCGTAACACATAACCACTAGTTCCACCTGAAATATGTAGATTACCTACAGCACCTAAACTAATGTTTGCTGTAGTATTGAAGTTAACAACACCAGAAGCATTGCTTACTGTAATACCAGTTAGTGACCCGAGACTTGTAATATTAGGTTGGGCACCTGTAGTCAATACTGCGTTTGTATAGTTAGCTGTTACTAAATTACCTAAACTTGCATTAGCGCCAGTTATGTTACCACTTACTGTTAAACCAGACAATGTGCCTAAACTTGTAATGTTTGACTGGGCTGCATTTACTACCGTACCTGCAAAATTTGCATAGTTTGCATTTGCTACTGTAGCACTTGAAATTTGTAAGTTGCTTAATAATCCACCATCACCGCTGAAGTAGTTAGCAACTACTAAGTTACCTAGATTTGCATTACCCGCTGATATATTTCCAGGTGCTGTGATTGTTCCGTTACCAAACAATGTGTTTGCTGTCGCATTACCAACACGCAATGAAGTTAATCTGCCTAAACTTGTAATGTTAGATTGGGTAGCATCTACTACTTGCCCTGCGTAATTTGCGTAGTTCGCAGATACAGCAACTTGTATATTGCTTAATAGTCCACCGTCACCGCTGAAGTAGTTTGCTACTACTAGGTTGCCTAAGTTTGCATTGCCGGCTGATACATTACCAGCAGCAGTGATTGTCCCATTACCAAACGATGTGTTTGCTGTAGAATTTCCTACGGTTAACGATGTTAGTCTACCGACGCTTGTTATATTGGATTGTGTAGCATTCACTACATTACCAGCATATGCGGCGTAATTTGCGTTTGATACAGTACCTGTTACGTTAGCACCAGTAATATTAGATAACAAGTATCCGTCACCGCTGAAATAACTTGCTGTTACTAAATTACCTAAACTAGCATTACCTGCTGTTACATTACCTGTTACAGTTAAACTTGATAATGTACCTACTGCGGTAATATTTGACTGTATTGCGTTTACTACATTACCTACGTAAGCTGCAAAGTTTGCATTTGCAACTGTACCAATATTAGAAACGTTAATGTTACTTAATAATCCGCCGTCACCACTGAAGTAGTTTGCTACTACTAGATTGCCTAAACTTGCATTACCACCAGTAATGTTGCCTGTTACTGTTAGGGTAGTTAGTGTACCCAAACTTGTAATGTTAGATTGGCTTGCATTGATTACGTTACCGGCATATGCGGCATAATTTGCGTTTGCTATAGTGCCAGTTAATTGACTACCATTACCTAAGAAGTAACTAGCACGTAAATTACCGTATGTGTTAAATGTAACAGAATCATTGAGTACGGAAACATTGCTACCAAAACCAAATTCTGCATTGCCAGTATCCCAGCCCATAAATGCATCAACAGGGCTTGTGTTATAATAATGCAATAATGTACCGCGATCTTTACCATCATCAGTTGTTAGTGGGTCTCCATTAGGATTACCGCCCATTTCAATAATTGGATCTTTGACTACTAATGATGTTACGTTAGCATATATTGTTGTGCCAGTAACTGTTAAATTACCAGTAATAGTTGCGTTACCGGAAACACTTAAACCAGACAATGTACCTAGGCTTGTAATATTAGACTGTGTAGAATCTATTACTTGCCCAACATAATTTGCATAATTTGCATTGGCTACTGTAGCACTTGAAATTTGTAGATTACTTAAATAACCACCATCACCACTGAAGTAATTAGCAACAACTAAGTTACCTAAGTTAGCATTTCCACTTGTAATATTTCCACTTACAGTTAAACCTGTTAATGTACCTAAACTTGTAATATTAGATTGCGTTGCATTGATTACATTACCAACATATGCGGCATAATTTGCATTAGCTACTGTGCCAATGTTAGCAACGTTGAGGTTGTACAATAAGCTACCATCGCCACTGACATAATTAGCAACAACTAAGTTACCTAAGTTAGCATTTCCACTTGTAATATTTCCACTTACGGTTAATGATGCTAGTGTGCCTAAACTTGTAATGTTAGATTGAGTAGCATCTACTACTTGCCCAGCATAGTTTGCATAATTTGCATTTGCTACCGTAGCACTTGATACTTGTAGATTACTTAAGAAACCACCATCACCACTGAAATAATTTGCTGCTACCAAATTACCCAAATCAGCGTTGCCACTAGTAATATTACCTGTTACTGATAAACTATCTAGTGTACCAACACTTGTAATGTTGGATTGAATTGCATTAACAACATTACCTGCGTAATTTGCATAATTTGCGTTTGCTACTGTAGCACTTGATATTTGTAAGTTACTTAAGAAACCACCATCACCGCTAAAATAGTTAGCTACTGCCAAGTTTCCTAAATTAGAATCTTCACCAACGTTTAGATTACCGGTTATACCTACTCCACCTGATACTTGTAATGCACCTGAAGTTGTATCTGTAGATGTGGTACTGTTACTAACCGTCATCAATGTAGCATTGTTTGGTTTGTTGTGGAATGTAAATGTATCTGCTTCTGATGAAATTGTTTTAGTGTTAGCTAATATTGACAACTTAGCGAATGGACCACCGTTTGCATAATCACCTGCAAACAATGCTATCATACCATTTGCATCGTTCCAGCCACCACGAATTTCTAAAATGTTTGGTGCTAGATTTACCAGTTGATTTTTATTAGCAGAACCTATTGTTACATTACCAGATACTGCCAATGAAGATAATGTACCTAAACTTGTAATATTAGATTGAGTTGCATTGACTACATTACCTGCATAGTTTGCGTAGTTTGCGTTTGCTACTGTGGCACTAGAAATCTGTAGGTTACTTAAGTAGCCGCCATCACCGCTGAAGTAATTTGCTGTTACTAAATTACCAAGGTTTGCATTTCCACCAGTAATATTACCAGTTACTGTTAGACTTGTTAATGTACCTGTACTTGTAATATTTGGTTGTGCTGAAGTTGTTAATGTACCAGAAACATAATTTGCTGTTACTAGATTGCCTAAGTTAGCATTAACCGCTGTAATATTTCCAATTGTAGTAAACTGACCATTACCTTCTAACGTAGCTGCTATGGCATTACCAGCATACCATTTAAATCCAGCATTAGTTGCGTCAACCGCTGACCAAATATAATGGTCTTCTACACCTATAGCAAAATTCGTTGTGCTTGGATTCGCAAAGTCATATAAACGAACTCTCTCACCGGACACATTACCGGGGCCAGGTACTGCTAGTGTAGTGTTTGTACTGGTAAATAATTTTCCTATTAAATTAGCACCTGATGATACATTACCAGTAACATTTAATGACGCAAGCGTACCAACACTTGTAATATTTGGTTGTGCGTTTGTTACTACAGTTCCTGCGTATGTAGAATAATTAGAGTTAGCAATAATGCCGGTCAACAAACTACCGTTACCTGTGAAGTAGTTAGCTGTTACTAAATTACCTAGATTTGCATTTCCAGAACTGATGTTGCCGGTGACACTTAAACTTGTTAATGTCCCCAAACTTGTGATGTTAGGTTGACTTGCATTAACAACATCACCTACATATGCCGCATAGTTTGCGTTTGCTATAGTACCGGTTAATTGACTACCGTTACCTAAGAAATATCTTGCACGTACATTACCATATGTGTTTACTGTTACAACTTCGCTTGATACGCTTACGTTACTACCTAAGATGAACTCACCGTTTGAGTTATCCCAACCCATGAATGCATCAACAGGTGAAGTAGTATAGTAATGTAATAATGATCCTCTGTCCTTACCATCATTTGATGACAATGGAACACCATTTGGATTTCCACCTTGCTCAATGATAGGATCTTTTACTATTAATGAAGTTACATTGGCATATATTGTTGTACCGGTTACAGTTAAATTACCTGTAATTATGGCATTACCAGATACATCTAAACCTGATAATGTACCAACACTTGTGATGTTAGCTTGAGTAGCATCTATTACTTGCCCAGCAAAGTTTGCGTAATTTGAATAGTTAGCATAGTTTGCATTTGCTACAGTAGCACTAGAAATTTGTAAATTGCTTAGGTAACCACCATCACCACTGAAGTAGTTTGCAACTACTAAGTTACCTAAGTTAGCGTTTCCGCTAGATATGTTGCCGGTTACAGTAAGAGAACTTAATGTACCAACTGTTGTAATATTTGATTGGGTAGCAGTTGTTAAGTTACCATCAAAATAGTTTGCTGTTGCTAGGTTACCTAAACTAGCATTTCCAACAGTAATGTTTCCAGTAAGAGAAAGTGTACTAGTCCAAGCAGTATCATAATTTGTACCACTGTTTTTAACTAAGACTTGTCCAGTTGTACCACCACTTGCTACACCAGGACCTGTGTTACCAGTTGCACCAGTTGGACCTCTTGGTCCTTGTGGACCCTGACTTGATAATTCAAGTGCTACATAATCTATACTTGTTTGGTGGCTTGCATTACCTTGGTTAGCGTGATCCAAACGTAGCCTTACTTGCCCACTATCGATATAATTAGTATCACTTACAACTTGTAACGCAAATGCATAATACGCACCCAAGCCAGTATATGAACCGATAATATCCCAATTCTGAATATCAACAGTTGATGTTTGTGAATCAGTACTCAATGTTGTTACTGTTCCAGTACCGTTTGTGGCATTGTATATAGTACCTACTGTCAGTTGCCCAGAACTTGGTATAGACAATATATAATATGGTGTGCCAGCGGTAAGTCCACCAACACTAGTTCCAAATATAATTATTTGACCAACAGCCATATTAGCAGTAGAACTAACAGTTACTATATTAGTGCCTGAGGTAGTTGTAACTGTAGCTGCGGATAATGAGAATGATGTAGCGTAGTTATATAATTGAACGTAGATTGTATGACCAGATGCCAGAGTGTAATTTATGTTCATTACTACTCTGTTGAAGTTAGGAACTGATACGAAATCTACATCAACCCACCAAGCAGGAGCTGAACCAGTACCATCTGTTAATACATATACACCATCAGGTTCGTTATAATCACCAAACACTTGAATACTATACAAGTCACCAGTAACATATACACCGTGTGTTAATGTTATAGAGTTTGCTAAATGTGTTACTGTAGTAGGATCATTGTCTACCCACTGTAAGTTACCCGTACCATCCGTTACGAGAATTTGTCCATCTGCGCCGCCTGTAATGTATACGTTAGAAACATCCCCTAAAGAAACATTAGATGCGTTAGTAAAGTTTATAGTTCCATTGCTTGTTAGGCTACTCAATGTACCTAAACTTGTAATGTTAGATTGACTTGCATTGACTACGTTACCAGCATATGCTGCGTAGTTTGCATTTGCTACAGTACCAATATTTGCAACGTTGATATTGCTTAAGTAACCACCATCACCACTGAAGTAATTAGCAGTTACTAAATTACCTAATTTTGCATTACCGCTAGTGATGTTACCAGTTAATACTAAACTTGTACCTGTAGCAGAATCAATATTTGGAGTTGTTAATTGTGGACTTGTTTGGCGTACAAAATTACCAGTGCCTGTACCAGTATATTCTGCATTGGTTAGGTGATAATATTCATTTGATTGTCCACCTTGCAATCCAGCCAAATCATCGTGCAATGTATGTAATGGTGTCAATACGTGACTTGCTTGAGTAGTACCATCTAATGTTATATTGATAGTTTTGTTTGTAGAAGTGGTTGCTGCTACTATTACACCAATAGCAGAACCAGTTGTTATATTATAAGAAGGCTGAGTGGTACCAAAGAAATATTCAGTGAATGAAGTACTTGTAAATGGCAACGATCCTACGTTGAACAAAGGTATCCAAACGCTGGCAGCTACAGTTGTTTCATTAGTATACGTGCTAGGAACGTTAATAGTAACTACAGTGTCGCTAGTTTTAGCAGTAACACGATACAAACCATGAGGTAATTGAAGATAGCTAGATAAAATAACATCTGATCCTGCTACTACTGTCGCAAAAGGTGTTCCTGAACTTGCAGTAGCTGTTCTACTTGTACCTGTACCAGTTACTGTAACTGTACCTGCATTGGGGAGAACCTGGTGTACTCCACAATTTATAGTATTTGTTCCTGACGTGCTAGTAATATTAGCCCAAATTGAGAAATCCCAATTACCTGCATCAAGTACTGTTCTGTTTAATGCGCCAGAAACTACACCATTAATAACAGCAGTACCGTTAACTGCTACACTAGCATATGTTTGTGCTGAAGTGTTTGGTGTACTATTTAATGTGTCTACTTGAATATCTGAATTGGCACCTACTGTGTTAATGACAGGAGTACCAAAATAGAATGTAACTCCTGCTCCAGCAGAAACAGATTGTGAGTTATTGACGTTAACCCAATTGACACCATTGTAGCCTAATATTTGACCATTGGTTGGGGATGTTAATGTTACATCAGTTAAACTGTTTGCTAATGTTAATCCAGTAATGGCTGAACCATTACCGATAAGATAATTTGCAGTAACAGAGTTTCCTAAATTAGAATTACCGGTTGCAGTTATGCCTGTATTAGCAATCGTCAATACTACATTGCTTGCATCAACCCCACCTGCAATAAATTTAATTTTTTTACTTGCTGTTGTTGTACCAATTACTAGGTTGCCACCAGGATCAGAACTTGTGTTACCTTGTGCATATAGATAAGAATCTAATGGATATAAACTTGTACCTAAACTATTGTTAGGGCTTGCATTGTCATATGTACTACCAGCAATACCCAAATCAACATAATATGTTGTGTCAGTTCCTGAATCAGCAGTAGCAATATAGTCGGATGTGCCGTTAGAGTTAATGTTCTCAAAGTTTATTTGAGCATATCCATCTATGTTACCAGATGCTTGAATGATAGTATTTGGTAATGGTGTATAACCTGGTATGCCTACATATAACGCACCATTACCTGTTGTAGCGTCACCGTAAATAACGCCTGAGTTAGCATAGATTGTACCTACGTTAGCGTGTAGGTTACCAAGTACAGTTAAATCTTCATTGAATAGTCCAGTGTTAGCAGTTAGATTTGCATTTGATAATATGTTCTGTGCAGTTAAATTACCAGCAGCAGTTATAGTACCATTACCAAAAACTGTGTTTGCTGTTGCATTACCCACAGTAAGATTTGCTAATCTACCTACACTTGTAATATTTGGTTGAGCATTTGTATATACTGTACCAGCAACTAATGCATTTCCAACTTGACCTGTTACATTACCACCGGTGATGTTTGTAAGTAATGATCCATTGCCGCTAAAATAGTTAGCATTGGCTAAGTTGCCTAGTATAGAATTACCAGATACAGTTAAATCTACTAGAGTACCAACACTTGTAATATTTGGTTGAGCACTCACTGTGACATTGCCTGCATAATTTGCATAGTTTGCAAAATTTGACATGCCGCCAACAGAAGTGACGTTAGATAGTTGACTACCATCACCACTGAAATAATTTGCTGCTAATAAGTTACCAGCATATACATTTAATGCATGAATGTCATTTGTAACATTCATATTATTAGCCGCTATATTACCAGAAACGTTTAGACTTGATAGTGTACCTACACTTGTAATATTAGGTTGTGCGTTAGTGTACACTGTACCAGCAATCAATGCATTGGCTACTTGACCTGTTACATTACCGCCGGTGATATGATTTAAGAGTGCACCATTACCACTAAAATAATTTGCTGTAGCTAAATTACCTAAGTTAGCGTTACCAGAACTAATATTACCAGTAACAGTTAAGTTAGCAAGTGTACCTACACTTGTGATGTTTGGTTGATCGTTGGATAATACTGTACCAGAATATGTAGCATAGTTTGCATAATCTACTGTTCCAGTTACATTGCCACCGGTTATATTTGATAATAGATAGCCATCACCACTAAAGTAATTTGCTGTAGCTAGATTACCTAATGTAACATTTGATGCTGTGCTGAAATCAACATTACCGGTTACGTTAGCATTTTTAAGTAGGATGTTTGTTACTGATAATGTATTACTAACTCTATTGAAAGTAAAGTTAGCACTATTACCAAAACTACCTGCGTTGTTGAACTGTACTTCAGTATTGAGACCAGCAACACCAGCTGCTAATGGGTTTGCCCATGATAGATTTCCGGCGCCGTCAGTACTAAGAATATACCCGGCTGTTCCGCCGGTTATAGTAATGTTACCTACAGCACCTAGGTTAGATGTATTATTTACGACTAAATGGTTAGCAGTTACGTTACCGACGTTATCAATAACGTCATACGTGATGATGTCATCACCGACTGAAATACCTTCGTATGCGTTAAACTTTCTGATAGCCATATACTTTCCGTTATTTGGCTTTCATTTAAATTGTGCGATATTGTGCTGTCCAAACAGTTGTATTACTGCTTGTTGGAGTTACGCCTAAAACTAAATTACTGCCACTTACATTAACTGCTAGTGTACCTGTTGCACCACCGAGAAGAACAGTTCCGTATACGCTATAGTCTACGTTACCTGTACTGTCGTGAACACATAATACAGTAGCTACACTGTATTTACCCCCTGAGGATTCCTCGCCTTTAACAATAAATTCTGCACCTCTTATACCTGCATATGGGAATGTAGCAATAGCTTGATTTGCAGTAATACCGCTAGTAGTTACTGTAGCTGAGTTAAGTGTTGATACGTTACTACTTGCAGTACCGTTAGGATAATAGCTCTTTACATTTAAATTACCAACTGTAGCAGTATTTGATACGTTTAATGTATCTGATATGTTTGCAACACCAGATACGTATACACCAGTATTAGCAACGGTTAATACGTTTGCAACACCTCTACTACTAATAGCAACGTTGCTACTAGTGTACACGATGATGTTACTGTTACCATTTGATAAACTACTTGTGCTTATGGTAGCAAAATATAACTGACCATTACCATATGTAGAAATAACTTGTGATGCTGTACCGTCACTTGTTGGATATTGCAATCCGCTAGCCTTCAATGAGTTAAGGTTAGCATTTGTATTAACTTGTAAATTACCCGCAATTACTAGATCCGATAGTGTACCTACTGTTGTGATATTTGATTGTATCGCTGTAATAATATTACCAGTAACGTTACCCAAAAATGTTTGGGCACGAATGTTAGCGTAAGCACTTGCAGTTACAACTTCATTTGTAATGTTGTCAATTTCAGAAATAGCTTGGAACTCACCAGAACCTGTTTTCCAAATGAATGCTTGATTAACTGGACCGCTACCATTTGAATAATAGTTGTCTAAAACAAGACCACGATCTTTACCGTCATATGATGACGCATTTGCACCATTTGATCCACCACCTAAGCTGATTAATGGATCCTTAATAGATAATGTAGTTACGTTGATATATGTTGTGTTTCCACCAACCGTTAAATCACCTGCTACAGTTAAGTTAGCTTGTAATGTTGCGTCGCCTCTGCTCGTAAATGTACCAACAGACAAGTTATTAGCAACGTTTGCGGCATCAGTTGTGATGACGTTACCAGTTGACTTGATATAAGTTGTACCAATATAAATGTTTGTTAGATAAACATCTTTCCACTTATTACCAGTAGCACCAACATCAAGTGTGCTATCACCGCTTGGTATTAAAGATGTGATTACTCTACCACTTACACCTAAGTTTGCTGCGTTAACGTTTCCAAGAACGTTAGCATTACCTGTTACTGATAGACTTGTTAGTGTACCGACTGTTGTAATGTTTGGCTGACTTGCTGTTGTTAGTATACCACCTAAGTAATTTGCATAACCCAAATTGCCTAAGTTAGCATTACCAGAACTAATGTTACCAGTTACAGTAAGACTTGTTAATGTACCTGTACTTGTAATGTTTGGTTGAGCACCTGTAGTTAATGTTCCAGTAAAATAGTTTGCAGTTACATAATTTGCACCAGACACATTACCTAATGCATCAATGCTTAATGATGATAATGTACCAACACTTGTAATATTTGGCTGTGCACCTGTTGTTAATACAGCGGTTGTATAATTAGCTGTTACTAAGTTTCCTAGATTGGCGTTGTTAGTTGTAATGTTACCATTTACAGTAAGTGTGTTAGAAGATTTGTTAAATGTTAATCCACCAACTGCGTTTGAATAACCACTGTCATTAAACTGAACATATGTATTTTGACCTGGTGCAGTAATATTGCCGCTAATGTTACCAATTAAGTTACCAATGAAGTTAGCAGAAGTTACGTTACCAGTTACTGTTGTGTTGCCAGTTACTGTTAATCTATTAGTAGTAGGATCGAATGAAAAATTAGCACTAGCACCAAAGTCACCATTTAAGTAATACTGAACTTGTCCGTTTGCACTTCCGGCTGGCTGTTGGAAATCCCAAGGACTACCATCTAAGTGTAACAAGCTATCTGTTTTAACTGCTGTGTTAGCCTGTACATTACCACTGAACGTACCATTACCAGTAGTGATATCCCCATTCGCTAAAACAACTGTGGTTGGATTTTCCCCTACTGAGAAACCACCTACTGAGTTAAAGGTTCTAATTGCCATTTTATAATTCCTTATTCTTTATAACTTGTAACCATTATTTTATATTGCACTAAAGTAGAAGCAAGAGGAGTCACTGTAAGTGCTACGTTTCCAGGTGCCTCAAATTGAACTCTAAAGTCTCCTACTCCTGGGCCAGCAGCCGGTACATCAATCGTACCAACTTCAAAATATTCCACTTCGTTTCCTAAAACTCCTGCAAACAATTTAGTTGTTTGACGATTATTACCTACAGTATCTGTTGCAATGATTGTGTAATCAATTGAAGATATAGAGCTAGCTGGTATCCTGTGCAATATTTGATTAGCAGAAGTACTACTACTTGTTGCAAACACTACAGTAGATGTTGAGAATTCTAAATTCCCTACACCCATTGTAATGGATCCAGTTATAGTTTTACCGTCAACAGTTAATTCTCTTGTCCCGCTATTGAATGTAAAGTATTGACTAGTTTGTGCATTGCCACCTTCGTTGTATACTACCCAAGTATCTTGCCCAGGCACAACGATGTTGCCTGATATATTTCCATTAAATGTTCCATTAAAAGTATCTGCTGTTATATTACCGGTATAAATTCCGTTACCGTTAATTACAACGTTACCGCCAAATGTTGCGTGGTTTGCTGTAATGTTTCCATTTGCATCAATGACTGGTATTGGTGGTATACCTACTGAATACCCGCCTTTACTGTTGAATGGTTCTGCTGCCATGTATGGTCCCAAATATTATCTTATCTATTATTTATCATTTTTTGACAATACATAGTTTCACTGCCAACAAAAAAGGCTCCGAAGAGCCTTTTAAGTAACTTCCCATCCCGAGGGTAAAAAGTTGATTCCGTGATTATTGGAATGTTAGGTTAGATACAGCGATTTCACCTAGGTAATCAGCAGCGTTACCGAAGCTAGATGCTGTGTTTGTTAATTCGATATAACCATAACGTGTCATAAATGATACGACTGGTTCGAATGTTGATGGATCTAGTACAACACCAGAACTCATTAATGGGATATATGGGCAATAGAATGCGGCTGCATCTGTCTCGCTTGAACCCTTGTATCCAACTAGAACTGGATCTGTATCTGGAGCATATGTGTTAACGAACACACGCATTGCACCGTTCAATGTACCAACGAACTTTGTATTTGTTGGTGCTTCGAATGTACCTTCTGTAGTACGTGCGAATGCAGATGTTGTTGCAGACTGTAGAACAGTCAATGCTGCTGGGGATACAACTGCCCAGTTACCAGCGCCACGACGTGTACGTTGAGCAATCAAGTTAGCAACACGATTGATTAGAACAGCTAGAGCAGCGTGTTCGTCACCAACGAATGTAGCTGTACCAGAAACGGTAGCTTGGTTGTATGTGTACTCTGTTGTAGCTAATGTGCTTAGTGACAATAGAATTTCTTGGTCGATTTCAGCAGTAATTTCTTGTGCTAAAGCTGCCATGATTTCTGCTTCTACGTCAATACCATGTTGAGACTGTGCATCTTGTGCTGCCTCAAATGTCCAACGTGCTTGCAACTTACGTGACTTAGCTTCAACAGCTTGACGTAGAATCTGTACGGAAATCTGACGACCACCGTTGCCTTCTAGAGCGGCTGTGTTGTTAGCTGTGTAGCTGGTTACAGTTGGGTTAGCATCTGTACCAGGTGTACGTGAGTAAGCCTGAGCAATCTTGAATGGGCTTAGAGCTTCTTCACCTGCTGTTACGCTTGTACCTGCTGCGCTGTTGTCTGTTAAAGACTGAGCATAGCGAACACGTAGTGTATGGATTTGACCAACTGGTCCTGTCATTGGCTGAACACCAACCAACTCGTTAGCGATAACTGTTGGCATGACACGACGGATAACTGGAAGAATCACACGGTTTAATGTAGCGATGTTACCAGCTGTTGTTGTACCAGCTGAAGATTCAGATAGTAACTGCTTTTTAGTGTTTTCTAAAATAACACTCATTGTTGAACGGCGAGTACCTTTAAGACCTTCGAGTAGGGCTTCTTTGGTCTCGTCCCAACGGCTTTCTAATAGAACTTGTGACATTTATATTTCTCCTAAATTTATGTCTTTATTTTTAAAGCCCTGCCAAACGTCTTAGTTCGATAACGTTATTACGGTCTTCGACTTCAACTTGTTTTGTGGCAGTTTTATCACCAGTAACTTCTTTAACGCTCTCAGATAGAACAGACTTTTTAGTTTCTTTCTTTTCTGTGATTGTTTGTAGAACTGCTGGTAGATACTTATCAAAAGCGGCCTGTAGACGAGGTGTTTGGACGCTTTCTAGTAAGTCCTTCATTACCTTTGCCTTGTCCTCATTTAGAGTACTTAGCAATTCTTCCATTACCTTGTTACGGGTATTAGATTCTTTGATAATGCGAACTTCACGTTCTTTACTTTCAACCAATTTCTTAGCGTCATTGGCTGTTTTAATGGCTTCAGCTAATTGTTCTTCTTTCTGTTGCATTACTGCAACTAGCTTGCGTGTTTCTGCCTTATCGTTTAGATATGTACCAGAATACTCACTAGCGAAAGATTCAAAAATACGGCGACCAAAATCGTTTTCACGTGCGGTCTTGATATCTTCTTTCAACTGGCTTAACTCACCCTTTAGATGTTTAGCAACAGCATCGTTCATTCTCTTAGCAGATTCGGTCACGAAACGTGCCTTCAATGCTTCAAGTTGTTTACGACCTTCTGCAACTAACTTGACCTTTGCTTCAACTACAGCTTGTTTGTCTTGTGAGAATTCTTTGATTTCACGTGCTAAAGCATGAACAATAAATTGCTCTAACTTTTGCTGACTTTCTAATTGTAGTTTGCGTTCAGAACGTAGTTCTTTGATTTCTTCTGATAGTTTTGTTACCATGAATTCATTGAACTTAGCTGCATTCTCATGTAGCTTTTGTTTTGCTTTTACGCGGTCTTCGTTCATTGCTTGTCTTTCAGCCTGAAATTCTTCAATCTCAGTTGTTAGACCGTCTGTTACCATTCTGTCAAGGGCTTCTACCATTACGTTTTTATCGTGGTCATAACGTTGGGCAAATTCCTCACGTAATTCAGCACGTACTTGCTCTTTGGCTTCATTTAACTTAGACTCCCATGCCTCGTTTAGAGCCACGGATGTTTCTTCATTAATAAGTCCAGATTCAAGTAATGGTTTGATAGCATCTAACATGCTTGTATCCCCTTATTTAATTTTGAGGTCCTTGATGAGGCGCATTACTTCCTCTTTCAGGTATCTCTGTACTTTACTGTCGTTTTGTGCATCTTTTGCAATATCCAACATTTTATGACCATGACGCATGTTCATCATACCTTCATAAATTGCTTTAGGATACGCATTAGGCGCACTAGGCTGTGCGACAATGTCCACAGTGACTATTTCAAAGTCACTAACCTTTCCAGTAGCATCATCAACGTTACCGCTGCCTCTGCTCGAAACTCCTAACTTAACACCACTCTCTAACATAGTAGAAACTAGTTGACCCATTGGTGTTGGAAGAATTTTTAGTTTACCAAATCCATTTGCACCATCCATCCACATTTGAGTAATCATATGTGATACACGGTCTAAATTGATTTTTAAATCATCTGGGTGATCTACTTCACCTAAAACTGATAATCCGTTGCTTACTTGTTCGTTTAGAGCATTTACAGCATTCTCAATTTCAGATACGGGGTAGACTCGCTCATTGGCATTTCTAACCCCGCCCTGAATGAATATCCCTTTCATATAAAGGGACTTCTTGCTGCCTTCACCTTCACTCTCGACCACCATGTTTGCGCGGTCGAATGTGAGGTTCTCTTTGAGATACAAAGCCATTATCTCAGTATTCCTTATTTCTTAATAATCTTTTTTACAGATTTCTTAGACTCTGCTACAGGGCTTCTCTTGTCTGCACCATCATCACCTGCTTTTGGCTTAGGAGCTGCTTCACCTTTTTCAGAGAAGTTACCTTTGCCTGGAGCATTCTTGAATGTACCTGCACCTTTTAGATCCTTAGTAGCTGGGTTTAACAAACCACCTTGTGTACCACCCTTGCCGCTATCTTGGAATCCAGAAGCAACTGGCTTAGCACCGTTGTCAGAAATCTTCTTGTTAGCGCCTAGTGTTGGGCTCTTTGTGTTAACACCATTGTCACCGTGAGTTACAGAAACTTTTTGAAGTTGAACAGCTTCTTCAAGTGTTTCTTCTTCTTCATCATCTTCTTCTGCTTCAGTGACTTCTTCTTCGTCATCTTCTTCATCATCAGCGGATTCCATCATTTCGTCGCCTTCTTCGCCGCCGAAATCTTCTTCACCGCCTTCTTCGCCACCCTCGTTGCCCATTAGTTCTTCAAACTCAGCCATTAACTGGTCTAGTTTATCTTCTAAGTCAACAACGCGGTCTTCTAAATCTTCTTCACCCATTTCTTCGCCGTCTAGTTCGTCAGCGTCAAGTTCAATTTCTTCTTCGCCAGAATCAATATCACCTAGGTCTTCTTCTTCTTCGGTCATGCCACCAGCTTCTTCAGCAGAGATTTCGTCCATTAGACCTTCTACTGGGCTGTCGACCATTTCTTCGTCCATTAATGATTCATAGATTTCGCGGCTCTTTTCAACTACGATATCGTGAAATAATGCACGTGCTTTATCTTCGTCCTCATTGATAATCAAATCAATAAGTTGTTCAAATTTTTTATTATCCATTGTTTTGTTCTCCTGATAAAATGGCTTCGTAGAATTATTTAGTGAGTAGTTGGAAAAACTGCTCAATAAGTGCTATTTTTTTGCACTTTTGTAGGAGATATACTTATAGAGACGGTGTTTCTTCAGCAACAGGTTCATATTGCTTACGAATTTTCTTAAGATTTTTGGAGTACTCGTAGTTTCTAACGTCTAACATTTTACGTAACTTACGTATTTGTCTTAGTGTTAGTTTTGTTTTTCTAGTCTCGGTCCACTTCCACTTGCTCTGGTCCTGAGCAGGGTCTTGATAACCTTCAACTGGAGGATTGTACATTTCAAATAATCGCATGATATTATTTATGCTAATGGGCCCTGAGGTAGCCCGCCTGCTGTGCCACCACCAGCTGGTAATGCTTCTGGACCTGCTACGGCTGGTCCAATTTCAGGTGGCATTTGAGAATTCATTTCATCTTCATCTGGTAAATTGTCAATACTTTCTTCATCAGCTTCCAAATCACCTTGACTAATACCAATACTACGTAAATCAGACCCTTTGCTTTCCATATCTTCAGGCTTCTCACGTTCTTCAAACCAAAGTTTGCTGTTTTCTTCGATTTCTTCTTCGGTCAATCCTAAGAATCGCTGCATCGCAAATCGTTTACTGATATACGGGAATGCTTCCATAGTTTGGAACACGGTTACACGTGCTGTGTCCAGTTCGCTTTGACGATAAGCAGCGAAATTTTGTGGTGCATTGAACTTAATATCAAACAAACTACTATCAATATTAAGACCTCTCCAACGCATAAACAACTTAAATTCATCATTTAGTTTGTTACTAATGTACTTTTGTAGACGTTCGCAATATTGATTGAATCTAAATTCTTGAATCATTGCTGTACCAACACGCCCATCACTTAATGGAGTTGGATTGTCTTCAGGACCTTGTGGTAAGTATGAACTTGGTACACGCAAACCACGTGCTAATCTGTTATTAAAGTAACGTAAATCGTCAATTTCACCTAAATTAGAACCACCTTCAAGCATACTAACATCACTACCACGTCCATCTGCTGTTACAGGGAAGAAGTAATCTTCGTTGATACTTAATGGGTTATATGTAGCATCAACTACAGCGGACCCACCGGCAACACTTGGAATTCTACGTTGGTGAATTTCATTTTTAACACGGTCAACGAATGCCATAGCCATGTGACTTGGCATGTTACCTACGTCAATTTTGAACACTCTGCGCTCAGGCGCACGACTTATACGATAGATTAAAATAGCATCTTCTAATAGTTCTTTTTGTTTATAAACTTTAAAGATGTTTTCTAAAACAGATTGACCAAAGGGCCAGTAACGGTCTAGACCTTCAGTCAAACTCAAATGCACGACATGTTTAGCATCAACTGCGGCTTCGTTGATCCCCAAACTAAAACGGCTACCAGTTGTACCATATGGTTCGTTAGGAACTGTGTAGCTATAAGGGGCACTATAACCTGCTGTTGGTGGTTGTGCTTGGAAATCTGTTGTTGTCTTTTCAGCCATTGCTAAGTTTTGTAAATTAGGATTGATATCTTTGATTACATACTGCTCAGGCTTCTTACCTTCGCTTTCATTAACAATAACTTTACTAACTTTAGTCATGTCAACCCAATACAACTTAAAGTTTTCTGGGTCACGGACGAATACTTGATCTCCATACTTAATAGCATTACGGAAGATTTTAAAAGCACGTGTGTCAAATTCATTTAATTTGCACCACTGCTGTAGTTGTTTCTTAACTAGTTGAACTTCATGGGGAGTTGGTTCTTCATGGAATTCAATCTCAAAAGGTGTTCTATTTTGTTCGTTTTTCTGTGTACTGAACTCTGCAATAATATCTAAACATGCATTGATTTCAGCATCAATATCCATCATTTCATATTGGTTATAACGTTCAATACGATTTGGGTGACCAGTATAAACTTCAGGTAAACGGCTTTGATAGTTTTTGTATCCGAAGTCGCTATTGTTCCAACCACCTGTTCCATTGCCAGAAACGTTGGGACCATTCCATGCACCCGTGTTATTGTTATAAC